CATATTAACCTTTTGAAAAGGCACTAACCCTTGACGAGTGTTGTAAGTTCTTACAGGGTCGCCAGTTAAGCTACCTGAAGTAGTCATATCGCCAACCGCTTTTAAGTTCAAAGGAATAGAAAATGAACCATTTGCAGATTTTAATGCTAATTCAATTTCTTTAACACCTTTTTCATAGTTTCCACCACCTACTTCTTTAACTGATTGAGCTAATGCTTCTCCAACTGATTTAGGTGCTTTTTCTGCTTCTTCTTTTGCTTTTTTAGCTACTAAAGCATCTAACTCGTTTGCTCTTTCTGTGATGGCAGTTATTTGACCTTTAAGGTTTTCAATTTCTACTGATTTTTCGTTTAATTTTGCTTCAACGTCAGATTTTACTGCGTTTACTTTTGAATCAAATTCTACTGATTTTGTTTCAATTTGTGATGCTACTGCATCTACTACGTCTTTAATTTCCATTTTTAATAATTCCTCTTAATTTTAAATGATTATACAATTCTTTTACTTGGTCAATCGGCTCTAAAATTTGAGTGTTATCTTCTAACGGCTCATTTTTATCAAGTGATTTTAATATATTTTCAACTTGAATAAGTCTACTATCTGAATACGGTAAATTGTACATCTCTACCAATAACTCCATAAACTTATCCTTCGATTTTACATTTTGCACTATGGCTTTTTCGTTTGCTGCCCAGTTAGATAAAAACGAGTATTCCCAAAGTTTAACCTCTGTAATCTTTTCCACTTCTATTTCTTCGTTTTGCTCTTCTGTGCTTTTTATTGTTTGAAATCCTATGCTTAACTCTGCATTTAACCCATTAGCCAAAAACAATTTGATATCTTCGTACATATCCCTTGAAACCTCTTTTTTAAGGTTAAATTGAGTAGTGGTCAATAAGCCATAAGGGTCTGCTGTGTTTAAACTTAAAGGAACACCTAAACCAATACGAGGGTCGTGGTCTTTTAATACTCTAATTCTTTTAAAATTTTCGTTAACCGTTTTAGTAAAAGCACCCTGCATAATAACTTCCCCATCTGAATCGATGTTGTTATATACACTTGCGTAAGCCACTACAATACCTTTGGCATCGTCTAACTCTTTTATCTCGTGTGAAACTTGTTTAAACTGCATACATATTTTTAAACAAATTTACTAAAAATTTTAGCAATTATCAAAATAGCAAAAAAATGCCCTACATTTCTGTAAGGCTTAAAACAAACTTAAAACTACAAACTATGTAAATATTCCTTTTCGGCTCCGCCTATTATCCGATATATTTCTTCTTTTTTAGCATCCTTACACATTGTGTAATATTTTTCAAACTTCCATATATTTTGACTGCTTTTAAAGTCTATAATTTCAGGCTTAATGGTAGATACTATTGTTTCTTTTACTCTCGCTTCTAATATTGTGCTTTCACTTGAAAAATCTAAACCAAAATTAATATTATCATCGTACAATTCTAATTCTGTTTCAATTAAATTGTTTGCCTTGTTTTTCTTTACATAATATTCGGCTTGGTATTTAGGCATTTTATACTTACCCCCTTGTTCATAAGTTCTACCGGCAACGCATAAGGTTTCAGTAAAGGTAACTATACAGCTAACTAAATCATTTAACATTGAAACTTTAAACGCTCTAAAAGCACCAAATGTATTTTCAGGTTGAAATTCTAATACCCTGCCATCTTTGTAAAAATAAAGTCCTTTTGTTTTAATGTATTCGCTACCTTTTTTAAACTCATTAATATAAAGACTAAACAAATTATCGCTCATTACATTGTCGTCGCCTGAATGTATAATATAATCGTAATCTTTTTTTATCGCTTCATTGTATAACTCGTTGTGCTTTTTACCTAATGGCAAATTCTCATAATAATAGTGTGTTATTCCGTAATCTTCGCATAACCTTAAACTTTCCTCATCTGAACAATAAACAAGTACATCTAAATCGTGTACCTTTTTTAATCGTTCAAGTCCTAACAAATAAAGTTTACTTATTTGCGGTCGGTTGTAAAAACAGGTTATAAATAGGATTTTCATTTATTTATAGGATTGCCTTCTTTATCTCTTTTTACTTTGTAGATATGGGTACATTTGCAGTTACAGTTATTTATAGCACCACCCGCAGGGTCTCCCGGATATTTCATAAACGTAACACCATCGGGACTTACTACTTTAAATTTATCGCCTTGTCTTACTTGTCTATTTAAATTAACGTGCCAACTTCTCGGTTCGTTTGGTGCGTCGTGAATCCACAAAACATCCATTTCAAAAGTATATTCTTGTTCTTGTAGTTCCTTTGCCTTTGCACTACTCATTAAAGTTTCAGTCCTTGCAATTAGCATCGCCCTTGACTTTCCCATTCCTGTGTATTTTTCAATTCTTTTTACTAATTGAGCAGTAGTTTCTCCATTTTCTAAAGAATCTCTAAAGGCTTGGCTAACCAATTTACGAGTAGTTTCGGTGATTTCTGTAATATGTTTTAAACCGACTGTGTTTAAGTATTCAGTCATTCCTGCGGTAAATGCTTCACTTGAAAACCCAACTGCTATGCCCGCACTTTCAGGCAAAAATTTCAAATAAGATTTATAAAAGTTTTTAGCTGTTCTATCGGCTACCAATGGTACAAACTCGTTCATTGCTGTGCTTATAGGTATTTGAGTAACTAAAAGATTAGCCAATTCAGTAGGATAAACACCAGTAGTTTCAATGTAATTAATCAATGGCTCAATTGATTTTTTTAAAGCTACTGAAAACTTTTTATAACCTAATAAATAAAGTTTTTCGGCTAAAGTTTCCCATTCTTTTGACAGTTTGGTTATGTCTTTGTCGGTCATTAGTCTTTGTAATCAAAGTTTTTTAAGTTAGCATCTAATGGCACTGATACCTCGTCAATAGGCACGTATGAACTTGGAATGTATATCTTATCCATTAAAATATCTAAACTTTTTTCTTTTGCCATCATTTCGCGCTTTTCATTCGGACTTATCCACCACGCTTTATCTAATGCTTCTACTTGCGTTTTTAAATCCTGCTGTGTTTCTTCAAAGTGTGAAATATCGTAACCTATAAACACATTTGGATCGTTAAAACAATCTGTATAAAGTTCGCACATTAAGTTTAATATCGGAACTATAACATTATAAACTAATGTTTTAGACGCTTCTTTTTTGTTGTTGTAACTTGCAGTATCTTTTGAGAATAAAATAGGATCAATGCCAAAAGCCTTTAAAATCATTTCTTCGTCAAATTGAATAGACTTAATAACCTCTAAATCCGCTGGCGACATTCCAATTTGTTGGTAGCTTAACATCGCAGGCGTTGCAGTTATACCTTTGGCATTTGCTGAACCTGTAATCTTTTGATGAATCATCTCCTGTACTTGGCTCATTTGCTCAACCGATATAGTTTGGTCTTTGTCAGCACTTGTTAATAAGCCGTGTACACCGCCATTTAAGAATGATTTAATTTTGGTATTCATACCCTCATTGCTTGACTGAACAGTATTTAACGCTGCTTCTAATGGACTTTGACCGTATAATTGTTGCCCATCAATTCCATAATTCGGGTTGAAATAAGACAAATGTACAACCTCGTCTTTTGTGAAAAATACACTTTGGTCGCCTATTGTCATCTTATAGCCTGTGACTGGCTCTGCTATTCCACCACCAATGATTTCTACATATTGAGCAGGTAGATAATAAAGTTTATTAACTTTTCCTTTGTCCTGCCCTGTAACAAAAGGTAATTTATATATATATACATCGCCTGTTATTTGCAACCAACTTACACCGGCTTCAATAAATTGCTGCATACGTTGTAATTCATTCGGCTTTTTTAAAATCTTATTAGCGTAATGAATAGCAGGAAGTTTTTCCTTTTTATCGCCTTTATAAGTATAAGCGTAAAATTCTGCGTTTGCTGCCTTACCTGCTATTAACTTAATTGCTGAATATACAGATATATTTTTTTGATACCCTTCTTTTACAAATGTTTCTTTGTTTCTCGATAGTGTAAAAAAATATCCGTTAAATAATTGATATATAGCTTGGTTTAATTTATTAGCTACTGTTTCGCCAAATATTGCATTGAAAGCCTTTTGAAATATATTCATATATAAGAATTTACAACAAATATACTAATTTTTACTAAAATTTTTAGCAAATCTATATCACGAAAAAGTCCTGACTGTTTAGTTCAAAGTACATTCTCATCATAAGAGCGTCTGATATGTCAGGGCTTCTACCTAACTTTTCTTTTACTTTTTCTTTAGGCATTACAGCCAACTTTGTATCTTTATCAGGGTTATGTCTCCAAACGTATTCAAGTTCTTCATTGAGTTTCTTTCTAATTTCAATGTCATCGCATTTAACGTATATCTCTCTCTTATTAATTTTTTCAGATAGCATATAATAACACTCTGATTTTAAATTAACATAATTACCTTTAAGTGCTTTTGAATTATTAATAAAGTTTTTACAAACTAATATGTCCGCTACGCCACCGCCTACACCATCGGAATCCACAACTATCCTGCTCATTGGTATTGCTTTAACACTTGCTAATCCTTTTATTAAATCTGCTATTTCTTTAACATTTTCTTTACTTCTAACTATAATTTGCTCACACTTAAACCCATTCCATATGCATATTACACTCGTATCCGCCCCATATCGAGCGATATCCGCAGTAATGTACAAATTCCCACCTTTTGCGTGTTCGTTCGTGTAAAGGTCTGTAATAGCGTCGTATTCAATCAATGCAAGGTCGTTGTTATTATATTCCCAATTACCATAAAGCAAACGTTCTTTGCTAATTTTGTCCAAAGACTTTAAGTTTTCTATGTAATATTCACTTATAAATGGATTATCCGTTACTAATGCTTGAACAAACGCCTTATCATTGTCAAGCGTGCCATCTTTAAACGGTTTATAGAAATTTTGGTATATAAATCCTTTATCAGGGTTACAAGTGCCTAACATTTTAGGTATTAAGTCATAATCGTCTAACTTGTATCTTATCCTTGACCTTACTATATTCCAAGCCTTTTCGGTTATCTGATTAACTTCATCGACAAAAGCACCAGTTATCTCTAATGATCCCAACTCGTCAAAATTAGGATCGCTCGGGTATTGCTCTAAATCCTTCAAAAGAATAGTAGAACCGTTAAACATTGTTATAATGTTACTTTGTGCATTGTAAGTATAGTGTTCTCCTGCTTTTAAATTTTGATGTGTGCAAACATCAAAAAAAGAGTTCAACGTAGTATCTTTTAAAGTTTTTAAAACAGCACGCCCTATAAGCCAACGTGTTTTTGGGTAACGAATAGCACTTTTTAAAATCCAATAACATCCTAAAAAGGATTTAGCTGAACCTGCCCCATTTAGCCGCCCCCGAATACTATCTGACGTGTATTTTTGTCTTCAAGTAAATCGAGGGCTATTGTTTGCTTTTTAGTTAAAATCACTTGTTTTATCGGTATCGTTTAGAAAATTATTCTTTTTCTTTCTCGTAAGTCCTTATTTCTTCCCACTTAATAGTCAATTCGCCTTTAGTGTCTACTGTTGTGTCGTGTCGTGCTAACTTTGGTTTAACATATTCTAATAAGCTCAAATAAGCGTCTACATACATTTTAGGATTCTTTTCGGCTAACTTGTTCATTGAATCATTAAAACGCTCTATACCGCCCTCAATGATGTCCTGACAAAAAGTATCTAATATTAAAGTCTTACCCGACTTTACTCCCTTTGGTTTTCCTTTTTCGTTTCCGCTTTTACCTTTTACAAATGGCATTGATTTCAATTGATATTTTCAACAAAGGTAACATTTTTTTTAGACTAATCTAAATTTTAAAACTTATCGCTAAAAAGTGAAAATAAATAACACGCTGTTATTGTCCCTATGTATATTCCTAAAAGAGTTAAAATAGGGTATAAGGTTATTTTAAGTAGTTTCATTTCTTTATTCTTTATTAGTTAATCCTTTAATGATGCATAAATAATTAATATAATGCCATATAAACA